GAAGTAGATAAAAAAGGCAAAGGTTTTAAGGCTGGTGAAGAAGGTTATCCGTCTAATGGCAGAATTGCTTGGGCATTGTGGGGTGGCGATGCAGGTTTTAGTTGGTCAAAAGCTATTGTAGATAGACTAAAAAAGGAAGATAATGGTAGAATGTCAGACAATATGAAAAATAAAACAGAAAGACATATTAAAGATATTCGTGAAACCGAAGATTCAGTTGTTGTTGAATTTGCGAAAGCACCACAAGAAGAACTTGAAGAAAATGGTTACAAAGACGAAGAAGAAGAAAGATCACACGAAGAAGTTGAGCAAAACCTAGAAGATCATATCGAAGAAGCTGAAGAACCAGCAGAAGAAGCTGAAGAACCAGCAGAAGAAGCAGAAGCAACAGCAGAAGAAGCTGAAGATGCCCCTGAAATAGATTGCGAACATGAAGCAGGGTGCGATAGTGAAGAAGAATGTGCTAAAGAAGAAGAATGTTTAGCTGAAGAAGATGCAGAAATCGCAAGGTTTTACGCTGAAGAAAACCTACAAAGGGCTTTTGAATTTGATCGTAATAAGATTGATGAAGATAAAAGAACCATTGAAATAGGTGTATCTAGTGAATTACCTGTAATGCGAGGATTCGGATATGAGGTTTTAGGTCATAAAGAGAATGAAATAGATATGGATTTTATGACTTCAGGCAGATCCCCACTTCTTTTAGACCATGATCCTACTAAACAGATAGGCGTGGTAGAAGCATTTGGCGTAGATCAGAAAAATAAAAGAACAATAGCTAAAGTTAGATTTAGTAAAAACAAACAAGCTGATGAAATCTATAGAGATGTTTTAGATGGCATCAGACAGAACATAAGTGTTGGCTATCAAGTCAATTCTATGCAGAGGGAAGATAACGAGAAAGATGGAGTACCCATCTATAGAGTAAATTCTTGGTCTCCCCTTGAAGTTTCTGCTGTAAGTGTACCAGCCGATATGTCAAAATCAGTCGGGTTTGCTCGTAGTAAAGAAACACCAAAAATTAAGATTAACCCTAATAATACAAAGGATTTAAAAATGGAAAACGAAAAGAAAATTCCTGAAGTAAACCTTGATGATGTAAGAAAAGAACAGGCAGCAGAAGCTAAAGCTATTCTTGATCTTGGTGTTCAACACAACAAGAGAGATTTAGCACACGAAGCTATCGGCAACGGACTTTCACTTGCACAATTCAGAGGACAGCTTTTGGAAACAATCGCAAACGATAAGCCACTTGATCTACCGACCAATGTGGACATGAATGAAAGTGAGCAAAGAGAATATAGCTTAATCAAGGCTATAAGCGAATCTGCTCAAGGTAAGTTATCAGGTCTTGAAAAAGAAGCATCTGATGAAATAGCAAAAAAAGTTGGGAAAGCAGCTAGAGGTTTCTATATGCCAACTAACTTAAGTTTTGGCAAAAGGGATCAAACAGCAGGTACTAACTCGGCTGGTGGTTTCTTAGTTGGAACTGATCACATGGGCGATGAATTTATTTCAGCACTTAAAGCAAAATTAGTCATTGGACAAGCTGGTGCTAGAGTAATGAATGGCCTTAAAGGTGATGTGTCTATACCAAAACTATCAGCACAAACTACTAATTCTGCTTTCGTAGCTGAAAATTCAGCACCTTCAGAAGGTGCAGCTACATTCGCACAAGTAACAATGTCTCCAAAGACATTAGCTGCTTATGTAGATGTATCAAGAAAGCTAATGCTACAATCTGATCCGTCAGTTGAAGCTGTATTAAGAGATGACATTATTAATACTTTCGCTAGAAAGATTGATGAAGTTGCAATCGAAGGTGGGGCTTCAAATGAGCCATCAGGTATTATTGCTTCTTCAACAGGTAATGTTGTTGCTATCGGTACAAATGGTGGTGCTGTTACTTATGCAAAAATGGTTGATATGGTAGAAGCAGTAGAAGTTGATAATGCAATACTGAATGATGCTTCAGTTAAGTGGTTAGGTAACCCAAAAGTTACTGCTAATTTAAGAACTATACCAAAGCAAGGTTCAGGTGTTGAAGGAAACTTCATACTAGGCGAAGATGGTAGAATCTTAGGACACGACTATCTTAGCTCAACATTAGTACCATCTGACCTTACAAAAGGTTCAGGTAGTAACTTGTCAGCATTGTTATTTGGTGACTTTTCATCATTAATGCTTGGATTCTTCTCAGGTGTAGATGTAATTGTTGATCCTTATACAGGTTCATCAGCAGGTACAACTAGACTTGCATTTTTCCAAGATGTTGATGTGGCACTAAGACATGATGACAGCTTCTCAGTAATTAAGGATATCGTAACTTAATAATATTCTTGATTAGATTTAGGGCTACTTCGGTAGCCCTTTTTTTATGTATAATGGTTTTATGAATGAAGATCGTTCAATAAACTTTATGAGGAAATTATGGAAGTATTAGCAACTAGAGATGTTTTTTATAATGGCACTTGGCACAAAGCAGGTGACACATTTAATTGCGATGAAGATGATTACGCTGGTTTAGAAGCAGCAGGTGTAGAAAAATCAAATGGTAAAGCACCAGCTAAAGCTGATAAAGCAGAGAAAGATTTAAAGACTAGATAATGGCATTAGAATCGGCACAAGACCTATTAAATTATTTTGATACCGATGCACATGGAGTAAGTGCATCTATTTCGATTAATGGCAGTAGTTCAACCATAAAAGTAATAATCAACAAAGACTATTTTGCAATAGCAGGAGAATCCGTTGATATTGATGGTACACAACCTATAGTGACTTGCCGATCTTCTGATGTAACAAATGTAGATACAGCCGATACCATAACTATCGATTCTGTTACTTATAATATTGTCAATGTACAACCAGACGGAACAGGGATTACCACACTAATTCTTCAAGACTAATGCTTTTATATACTGAAGCACAATTAGATGAAGCATGGTTACACGATTGCGATATTAGGAATAATCTAGGACAAAAAAACTTTTCTCGCAAAAGATACGAAAAACTATTTGTGTTTTATCTGGATCGTATTTTGGCAGGGGAACAAGAAATTAATTTAAAAATAAACATACCAAGATATATGTTAGAAAGCATAGATGAAGAAATTGGTTTAGAATTAGAACAGGAATTACATTAAATATGAAAGATTTATTAAAAAATATTGTCGGTGCAGTAGCACCAACGCTTGGAACTGCATTAGGTGGCCCGTTAGGTGGTATGGCTACTAATGTTATATGCGATGTTTTGGGTTGCCCTAACAATCCTAAAGCTATAGAAAAGGCTGTTGCAGAGGCAACACCTGAACAAATGTTACAGCTTAAAAAAGCAGAGCAAGAATTTGAGGTGCAGATGAAAGAGTTAGATGTTGATATCTTTAAACTCGAAACAGAAGATGTGCAAGATGCTAGATCAAGATTTAGTGGCGATTGGACATCTAAATTTCTTGGCTTCATAACTATTGGTGGCTTTATGGGTTATATCTTTTTAGTTACTCTACAACCACCTGAACAAAACTCAGAAGCATTAATTAACCTAGTGTTGGGTTATCTTGGTGGTCTTGCATCAGCAGTTATAAGTTTTTATTTCGGTGCTTCAAATACACCAAAAGAATAAGTGCCTAAAAAATCAAAAGCACAATTTAAATCAGCCTATGTTCCTGTTTGTGGTACAAGAGGTAAGAAAACATGGCAAGGCAGAAAGAATGTTGGCACTTCAACTATGAATAAAAACAAAAAAAGAAGCTGGAAGAAATATCGAGGGCAAGGCAAATAAGCTACAATAAGTTATGGCACATTTAAGACAACAAATTAGAGAACGAGTTGCAACTACACTCACAGGTCTAACTACAACAGGCTCTAATGTCTTTCAATCAAGAGTTTATCCAATAGAGAACACCAAACTACCCTGTTTGCTAATCTACACCAGAGAAGAAAGCTCAGAGCCATTAGATATGTCTCCACCTCGTACTATAGAAAAAAGATTATCGCTTGTTGTAGAGGGTTATGTGAAGGCTAACAGCAATTATGACGATACTATAGACACCATTACAAAAGAAGTAGAAGTGGCTATGTATGGCGATAGGTTAATAAACAATCTAGCTAAAGATAGCTTTCTAGTCAGTACAGACATAAGTTTCAATGGAGAAGGTGATAATCCACTTGGAATTGTTGTAATGACATTTGAAATACCTTATCATCATACAGAAGGAACTTTAGAATAATATTATGGCAACATTTTCAGGATCAGCAGGTGTCGTTAAAGCAGGTGGCAACGCCATCGGTGAAATTACATCATTCTCCGTAGAGCAAACAGCAGATACTATTGAAGATACTTCAATGGGTGATAGTGCAAAAACTTATAAATCATCATTAACAAGTTTTACAGCTTCAGTAGATGCTAGATTTGATGATACAGATACAGCACAAACAGCTATGACTATAGGTAGTTCATTAGCATTTTTATTTCAACCTGAAGGATCAGGTTCAGGTGCTTATCAATTATCAGGTACAGGCATAGTTACAGGTGTATCACAAAGTCAAGCTCACGATGGATTGGTGGAAAGATCGTTTTCTGTACAAGGTACAGGTGCTTTAACAATAGGAACTGTTTAATAATTGAAAGTTATAGATAGAGCAAAAGCTCATTTTGATACCCTAGATATCAAAAAGATCATCGTACCTGAGTGGGGCGAGGAAGATAAACCTTTAGAGATTTATTCCAAACCCCTAACTCTCCAAGAAACTCAAAAACTATGGGCTATGGCTAAAGATAGTGAAATGACCATGTTAGCCTATGTGCTGATCTATAAAGCATTAGATGAAAACGGAGAAAAAATCTTTTCTTTAGAAGATAAACAAGCACTCCTTACTAAAGTAGATCGTAATGTTCTCATTCGTGTCTCGAATGAAATTATGGCAGAAGAAACACCTGAAGAAGTCTTCTTCCT